TGCCTGTTGTGCTCTCAAATTGTTAGTAATACTCAGTGACAGCTGGAGCATGTCGAGAGTAGATGCAATATCATCCTCTACTATGCCTTTAACGTTATCTACTGCGTTTAATACATCAGTGGTTGAGGCAGCAGTTGTTGTTCCTGTTGCTGCGGTAGTTGCCGTTTGGGTAAAGGTAGAACCAAGGTATGACATTGATCCCGTAACTATTGCCCCCGGTTGGAATGAAAACTGACCCTGACCTATACGCATACCAGCAAACAAATGAAACACATTTGTTAAATCAGTAAACTCCTTCTGTATACTAAAACTACGCTTAGTAACACCATCCCTTATGATACTTCCTTTAATATTTTCATCACCACCACCTGCCTCGCCAGCAACAAATACAGTTGCTGTAGTGATCGAATCATTGCCTCCTCCTGCTACTACAGCTGTCACTCTGTGGTAAGTATTGAGTGTTGTATTAACATATCCACTAACTTTTACCCATTGACCAACCACAATAGCTGAGAAATCCGCAGCGACACTGTCGAACTGCAAGAATCCTCCATTGTCCTGTGCTGTTATTGTATCGGTAATATCTATTGTAGCCCCCCAAGTACTAGCCATCAGCGCCTCTAAGAGCACATCGAATGATCCATACGATAACTCAACATTTAAATCCCCGCCAGGACCTGATGCTGTTCTTACTAACGAAGATGTTTTCCTATCACTACGAATTTCGTTACTAATTGTAGTCTGAATATTTTGGTTAAGGCTTTCCCCTGTTAGGCGAGCTCTCGTGAAATCAACTGGTGGGGTACCATAAGTTGATTCTACACCTATTAAAACGTCAACTAAATTCGAGTCTGCGAATGGCATAGCATATACCTCTTATTTGATTAAAAGTTACTTTGTGTCTCTGTTAAAAAAATCAGCTATTAAATTTTGTTGAAACCAAACTGGACCTGGATTCTGATAATTAGTGCGCACCCCCCTAAAAGTAGCAGCACCTATTTTTCTTCCTCTAAATATGTCTCGTACAGTTGACGCCATTCCTCTGACGACACCTGCACCTTTACCTGTTCTAGAAAATAACTGAACTATAACCACACTATCTGTTTGCCACTCTCTGGAGCCTGGAGGTGATAGAGTTATTTGATTTGTACCACCTTCTCTAACGACTATTCTTACCCATTCAGTAACACTTTCTTTATCAGCAATATCAGCATTATCTTGCTCTACAAGAACGCCAGGGTGAGCTGCTGTAAACTCGGTATTAAAAGTAGTAAGTATATCACTAACAACAGATTCATAAGTTGACATAAATTTATAACTCTACGTTGTCGTATTTAGATTCTATACTAGCTAAGGTAACTTCGTACACTCCATTTGGAGCTTGATCTGAATGACCGTATTCGAGAGCGCTTGCGTATGGTAACGCATTCCCAATCCACACAACACTAAAAGGACGTAGTCCTATTAAGTTAAGCTGAGCCTGTGCAAGTGAAGGCGCTCTTATCGACCCGTCACATTTTTTTGAATCAGACGGAGGTGCAACTGTATCATCAGGAACATCTTGTGCTATGGTATGACTTGCCCTATACCTCCCGGTACACACTGGGCTGCCTTCAATTATAGATCTGTATGCGTCAAGAGACACCGCTTTATGGAATTGTACGAATCTAGCTACTGTTAAACGCACGTTATCATTTATCTCTCTTTCAAATTGATCTATATTTGAAGTTTTTCTGGGCACAGTAGTTACCCCTTAACTAGAATTTGTATCATTACAATTGCACCTCTAATTCGGTATCTTCTCAGATCTATCACTTGATAATTTATTGAGTCTATAATAACCCTATCGTCTTTCTTTGGTGAAAAAGACAGGCTGTTTCCTTTCACATACACTGCATAGTCTATTTGCACATTCTGCAAATTACCAAAAAAGTCTCTTGTTGGCCCTACAACAAATGCTTTTATATTATCATCCCCAGCATAAGTATCAACTGTTAATTGTGTTACTGGATCAAACGTACTTGTTTTTTTATGTACTGATACAAGCTCCCCTTCTTTATCTATAAAACTTATGACTCTTGTCAGCACTGCATCAGATGAAGGCATTTATTTAATCCTTACCCAAGAATCCAAAGCTGTCCTTACCGATTCAGGCAGTTGGCCAGATATTTTTTCACTGTCGTAAGTAGCGCTATAGACATCGGCTATTTTTTCTGACTTAATACTTAGATCTCTATCCTTTGATTTAAATAAACTCACAACTGTATTTATAGCTGCCAATTCCAAATTTGACGGCAATAAAGGTGTCACTGGTGTGGAAAAGGAAGGCAGGCTGTATCCTGCAACGTACGTTACCTCCCACAAGGGCCTGCCTCGTACTGGTGATTGGTCTATTACAATGTTTCCTTCTAGAAAAGGCGTTGCATAAAATCCTGCCTCTCTATAAATAAATCCAGCAGCAGCCTTCTCTACGGATATTTCAGTCAAAGGCATAGTCGTCCCATCAAACTTAACTCTTGTTATAGAAACAACAGGGGTTCTTTCTAACATAAGGATTGATCTACCAGAACCTTCTAATGTCTCCACAATAGTCTCTTGAGCAAAAGTTCTTTTACAATACGCAACTACTGCATCACTCGAAGCTTTGATTAGTAAAGCCAGGATAGTGTCAGACGCAGAATCTGTTATTCCAAGGAATGATTTTACAGTTGTTAAAGTTGTTAAATCAGTACTCGAAGCTGGAACAGTTACAGTTAAAGACATTTATCTCTCCAAGTTATACTGCTCTTTTACTTTGATACTATTGCCCCCCGCTGCATTTTATCAGCAGGGGGCTTAGAGTAATCCTTTTTATCTTTAACTTTAGTATCCTTTTGCTTATCCTTTTTCTTTTTATCCTTCCCACCCACAACCTTACTACACATCAACAACACGTTTTCTCTTACTATCTTTTTTCTTATCTTTTTTATTAGTAGGCTTTTTAGAAGAGCCATCTGGTTCCTTCTCATCTTTTTTCTTTGCAATGACAGCAGTACCTAAGCGTATTTCCTTGGCTGCTATTTCAGGCTGAAGCCCACAGGTCTCTCCTATGTTGTATGGTGCCTTTTTCTTAATCCATCTAACAATGACTAAATCTGACATATTTATTCTCCCTTAACTTATTTAATAATAGGTGGGGGAACTTCCCCCACCTACACTATGTTGTCTTACAGACTCTATACTACTATGCCGGAGGCAGTTCGTCTGCCCCCCCCAGAATAAATGTAGATGTAATTATTGCGGTGTCAGTAGCACCCGCTGATAAATCAGGAGTGAATTGCGCACGTAGATATTGATTTGCCGTATTGAGATCAAGATCAATCTCAACGGTACCTCGTTCAGTCGAACCACCAGCCCCTCCGGTTGCTACGACTGTGTTTGCAAATGCCGTCCCAAAGTCTGCAACTCCTGTACCGGACGAATCAGTTGCATCCTGAGCATTTGCCGCAATACTCAAAGTTTCAGTGGCCTGCAATACTGCCTCAAATGTAATGACAAGTTTTGCAGAAAGGTATCCTTGTCGGTCAACATAAGCACCACTATCTTCAGTAGCGTCACCTGCCCCGGCTGCCACCGCAGTTGCAGCTCCGGATGCCAATGACTTTATCAGTCCACCAATGTTACGAGATAAAACAGTGTTCATAATAAATCACCTCTTAAGTTAATTTGAAAAGCCAGGCTACCCAAGGAATTAGGCTCCCCAAGTAACACCTGTTTTAATGGCTACTGAATAGTCATGGCGCATACCGAAATCATGCCGAGCTATTGCGCGGATAACCGTTTGATCCTTACTGTATGCAGACACAAGAGTACCTGACGATACATAAGATGCTTGATCTGACGCATCAATAATGAGCTCGGAAGCTTCTGCGATAACTGCATCAGCAAAGTCCACAAAGTAAACTTCAGACTCAGTACCACCACCAAGGTTATTAGGTATGTTGTTTGTTGCAGCATAAGGCCAACCGAACAGCATACCTTTATTCATCTCGTCACGAAACACAAACTGACCATTGGAGTCACGAATAGAGATAAGGTAGTTCTTGGAACGTGGGCTTAGCAGCCATCCTGGGCGAATCATTCGCACGTCATTATTCTCAAGACCATTGATTAATGCAGTAATGTCAGTGACAACGTTAGCCAAGGTGGTACCTGCAGACGCTGAAACATTTGCAGCGTTTGCCCAGTATCGCATTCCTTTAGGCGTTCCGGCTGTACCATCGTCCCGAATAAAAGCCTGATCCTCTCTCTGGGCCAATGCCTGGATCAAATCATCCCTTACTACGGTATCAGCACTGGCTGCGGCAAAACGCAGAAGATCATTACTGAGCGGAACCAGTCTTGATAGCTTTTTCCAGGATAAGTTAAGCATACCGAAGGCTTCCGCATCCTCACCGATATCCTCGTTCTCACCTGAATACCCGCCTGTTGCTCCTGCGGTAATCTTTGAAATCTGCAAAGCACCGTTATCCATTGGCAACACAAGTGGATTCATTCGACGCACTACGGCAGCCGGACGTAGAAGTTCAATGATCTCACTCGATAGTTCCGTTGGAACCAGGAAACCGCCTGCTGTGCCAGTCGACGCTTCAAGTGCTTTGATGACTGACGCATCTCCCCCACCTTTCAACTGTTTAACATACTTTGCTGCATCCGATGCACTGCCACGGCATGCTGCAAGAGCACGTACTAGCTGGGCTGCTTTCGCACCTTTGTCCTGATCCTTTGCCAACTGTGAGCGATCCTTCGCAAGTGCCAGCATCATTACTTCCATGTTTTTTGTCTGCTGCTCACGCAGATCATTTAACGATATATCAAAAGCTGACTTGATAGTATCGTCAAGCATCTTCTGAACTGCTTCTTTAGTCAAACCACTCATAACAATTACCTCTCTAGTTAAAATTAATTACAGTATCGAAAAATACCTCTGTCTTAATCTACTCTTCCTACATTAGCAATCAAATTCTTAACTGTGTCTTGTGCTCCCGCAAGTAATGTTTTAAGCTCCTCTTCAGTTACTTCAGTTTCATCTGAAGAGCTTTTCCCCATTTCCTCAATCTTCGCTAACACTTTCTTAAACCCATCAAGTACGTCCTCTAACCGTTCAAAATCAATTTTACCACTTTCTGTTTTGGTATCATCTTTTTTATTAGTTTCTTTCGTAGTATCCTCTTCCATTAGTTCGTACACAAGAACACCGCTCTTTAAAGTACCCACAGCTTTTGCCAAGATACTGTCAGACATGGAACTGCATTTTTCCTTTGCCTCTTCCTCGGTATTGCATTCACCTAATGAATGTGCAGTAACAAAAGATTTGGTATCCTCTTTCTCACCATGCCTGACTGTTGCCGAATAAAGTTTGCTTGAAGTGAATTTGGTTAGCCCCTCTTCAACATCTTCTTCTTTAAGAAGAGTAACCAAACCTTCGCTTATAGTAAATAGCTTTTTAATATTCATTGAACCTTCCTTTCCAGACAAACTGGATTTAGTTAATAAAACCAAAACACCTTCTTTCTCATCAAAGAAAAACAAATCTGATAGATTGGCTAGAACCTGTGCCTTAACGTACCTAAACTCTGGGGGCTCCTTATTAAAGTCTTTCCTATAGTGAGAACTCAAAAGATCATATTGCTTTTTCTTATCAGCAATAGATTCTTCAGTACCTCCAAAGACACCCAATAAAGCCCCCATTGTTTTAATGAGTTTTTCCCAATCAGAATAATCCTCGGTAACCAGATCCTTAGTTTCCTTCTTATCTTCAACAGCACTGTTCATTAATTCTTTTATTTTATCAGTAACTGCTTTATCAAATTTATAGGATCCATTTTCAAGTTTTGAACCAATACCTTTAGACGTAAGATTATTTATAAACTCAGCTCTAAGTATTAATTTTAGCTTCTGCCCAGGAACATTCACACTATAAAATGTATCTTTTCCTAGCCCTTCCAACTCCACCCCATACTCAGCAATTATGTCTAAGGCATTCTTTATACATTCAGTAGCATCCTCTTCCTTATCATGCTGATGTCCTTCACAAGCACAAGTATACTTGTAAGTAATTTGCTTTGAATCATCCTCATCCTCATCTTCACTTTCATTTGAAGCATGAACCCCTTTAGCATCGAGACTATCAAACCAAACCTGTGTGCCCGATTTTGGATCGGCGAACTTTCTTATTTCCTCAATCTTATCTTTTGGTACCAGCAATCCTGTTTTATCACTCTGATAATCCCAGTCATCAAGAACACTTTCAGCCCATGCTTTAAGTGGTACCGTATTTATACCAACGGATCTTGCCTCAACGAGAGCCTCGGCGTTCGCTGGCACAGGGACAACTGAATACTCTAGAAGTTCCTGTTTCTTAAAATCAATGCCCCTACGGATTATGTTACCAGACTTGTCTTCTTCTGTAACAAATTCAAAATCGGTTGGCTTGAAGCCCACACTCGTTGTGTTTAAAAACTTGTTCTTAATCATCTGATAAATCATATACCCAAAAGGACTGATCTCTTCTGGAGTAAACAAAGCATGGCTTTTAAGAACGTCCCCTTCTTTAAAGGTCTTCAATGCTCTGCCTACCGGGGGCATATCATAATTATGTGCCCAAAGAACTACCGGATTCTTTTTATACGCCTTAAGATCCCATCCTTTTACACTAATAGTGTCGCCATCTCTATCAATGTTTGGAGTACTTATAGTAAATAGAATTTCACCTTCGCCATCCATTGACTTTATTTTTGTAGGTAAAGACTGCAAAATGCCTATCTGAGAATCACCAAAGTCACTTTGAGTAAAATGGGTTTGATCTTCCTCAAAATCTTCCTCAATCCTTTTTACAAAATCACCATACGTCAGGAACTCTACTCCACCTGCACTTCTTTTGTCCTGCTTCACTTTCATGAGACATACCTCTTTAAATTTATACGAATGTAATCCTAGATATTGCCGCCATTTAAAATTGTCAGCACATATTGCTTTTGCCTATTAAGAGAGGCACGTACAATTCTTCTAAGCTCTCTTTCTTGGACTACTCTGCTAGCCTCAAAAATTTTCCAACGCTTCTCTCTTTTCGATTCCGTATCCAAGTAGTCTCTTTCTTCCGAGAACACAGGTATTATAGTGCATCTACAGTTTATATCTAATTCTGCAACTCCGAAGTTACCGGGAAAGTTTGTGGTTGCTCCCGCATGACTGCCGTTAGGTATTGTAAATAAACCGTCAACACTAGCAACAACCGAATCAAGAGCCGTATGTGAGTCTCTGACAAACGCGTCTCTTGTTGTGAGCCATTCTTTTGTCGTTACTCCAGCCTGCTTCATTCCTTCTTCGGCTCCAAAATTTGCAGCACGCAATGATTCAGTCCTTGCAATTGTTTTTGCTCTGTTTTGAACGTAGTCTGCGTATAAGGATTCTATTCTATTACTTAACTGGGAAACATTTTCCTTGTTTCTTATGCCTTCAACCAATTCTTTAGCAATTCCATTCTGCGTTGTCCTATCATACAACGCAGATCTTAATACTCCGTTTCTTCGCACATAATCTAAAACACGTTCAGTTTCTTGAAAAGCTATTTCTTCCCCAACCTCAGAAACAGTTTCAGCACCAAACTCAAGAACTATATCATGTAACTTATTTTCTACTGTTTTCCAGGTAGCTGTCCGTACAGTCCCGTTATCTAGTATCTGCACACTGCGCAAAGGATCCCCTTCCAGCTCCTCAAGTAGTGCACTGTCCAATTCAGGCATTTTAGAGGAATCGGACTCGACTACTTGGACTATAATAGCCTTCGCTTCTTCTTCATCTTCGTCTTCATCAATTTCTTCTTGTGGAGGTGTCTCAGAATCTCCAGTGTCGCTTAAGGAGATGTCGTCTACTGGGGTTAAATTCAACGGGACCATATGAACGTCCCCTTTTTCATCTTCTAACGGGTCAACCCCTGCCTTATCCCGCCACTCATTTACAGTAAGAGCCCAAGGTGCTTTTTCAGCAGCGCTCAATTCTCTATCTGCGTCTTCCTCTATTGGAGACTCATACTCTAGTATTATTCTTTCATCAAACTCAGGTACTAACTTCCACTGAAGTATACTTCTATGGAATTCCAGTCTAGGCAACAAAACATGCTTTGCATATAAAAACTCAGCACTTTCAATTGTTGCCCTGTTACTAGACTCATTAACACCAAACAATTCTGGAGGTACCCCATAAACATGAAACACAGTATCTCGCTCATGTTTACGAAGTTCTATTAATTGGAGCTCACTAAACTTTGGACTAAGGTCAGTTACTTTAACCTCTTTATTAAGAAAATGCGCTTTCATTGCATTTGCAAAACCTTGCAAGTTCGAATTCCAATTCTGCTCTAATCTTTCAGTGTCTTCTTTTTGTAACCCAGCAGCTGATATAAGCAAATCAGGCCTGGCATTATTTATAAAGCGTGTTTTAGTATATTTGGCTGCGTACTCATCAGTATCCAACTCATCAGCCAAAGCTCTTGCCATGCCACTACCACGAGAATACGGGTCTGATGGTTTTGGTTCATAAAACCAAATCACCATACTAGCCGGTAGATTGAATTCTTGACCACCTGGTCCCCTAAAAGTAAAAGCACCATCCTTTAATGTAGGTGTTTGTGAAATCCAAGTTGGTGGAATGGGAAAGTAAGATGTGGGCTTATTTAGTCCATCTCTTTCTAATACCCAAAAAGATTCTCCGACAAGGTCAAGGTATTGCTGAGTCAATTGCCTTGAGACAACGCCTGGAAAAAACATATTCGCTGAATCTAAAAAAGACAGTATAGGATGTCTTTCTATTTCCTCTACCTCAAACTCTTTACTGCTCCGGTACTCCCCCAATATTTTCTGTCTTGCTCTAAAATCAACATACCCCATTTTTGAAATATTAATTGCTTTACCTGTATCTTTCTGTCTAACGACAAACGCTCTCCATGCTACTGACGAAAAACTTTTAGATACCTTGTTGACTACTGAGCGAAGCCAAGGCATCTCATCATATGCCTGCAGTAATTCTTTTGTGCCCCTTTGTGGGGCATTTTTCCTTGATCCTTCAGGAACTAGCTTTGATCCAAAGGACTCTACCTCTTTGGCGGCTACATCACCAAGCGTTCCTGCTGCTAGCTTTAAAGCTGCTCTGCCTATACCTAATTTTAAACCTGAAATAATACGCACAGCATATGTTCCTTATAAGTTAACATCATAAGTTCAACCAATAAAGCGGATGCCACTCTCTTTTAACAGATCTATAACTTTATAGGCTATTCTTTCTTCAGACCTTTTAGTCTCCTCTTTACGCTCCTCTTTTACTTTTTCAGAATGTTCTTCTAACGCTTCTAATAGCTGTTTCTTAGTTACAAACTCGTTTATAACTCTAGAACCAAGTATTCTGATAAGCCATAGCAGTATCATCACAAAGCCAGACAACATTAAACTTATATTCTTATTAACAAACTCAAGCACCTCAGTAGTTGGTGAACTCATAAATGATCCTTATTTTGTAAACATTAAAAGCAGCCATCATTACTCTACGGCAAAACTATACTAACAGAATCAATATCAACAGCATCTACCGGAG